TCACTCTACAACACAATGTTGTGAAAAAAAGTATTTGGGACAGAAAGGGTTTCAAAGTTATTGCTTGACATTTAGTCTTCCATCCTGTATAATGTGTAACATATGACTACGGAGACCTTATGGATTTTTATACATCAATTGACCGATATGGTTCAACCCTCTTATATCGAGGATACTCGGGCGGACAACGAGTAAAGAAACGCATCTCATTCAAACCCACTATGTACGTGAATGCACGTAATAAGAATAGTGAGTGGAAGACACTGGAAGGTCGATCAGTCGAACCTTTACAGTTTGAGACTATGCGTGAAGCGACAGAGTTCAGTAAAAGATATCAACACGTAGACAACTTCAAAGTCTATGGACAAAACAATTTCATCTCACAATTTATTGCAGAGAAGTTTCCGAGAGACATTAAGTTTGATCGTGAACTGCCTGTAATCACCACCATCGATATTGAGGTTGCCTCCGATGAAGGATTCCCCGAACCAGACAAAGCAGACTATCCAGTTATCTCAATATGTACCAAATCCAGTAAAGAAGACTTCTTTCGTGTGTGGGGTCTGGGTGACTATGACCCACCTGAGAACGCAATCTACAAGAAGTGCGATACTGAACTCCAATTACTAGATCAGTTCCTAGACTACTGGCAGAATCATGGGTCACCTGATATCGTCACTGGTTGGAACACCAAGGGATTCGACATCCCCTATCTTGTTAACAGAACAAGAAAGGTAATCGGAGAAGAGTCTACCAAGAGATACTCGCCATGGGGTGTTGTGTCCGCACGTACTGTACGTGGTAAGATGGGACAGAAAGACGTAGAGACCTATGATATCATGGGTATTGCACAGTTGGACTACTATGACCTGTTTCAGAAGTTTACTTACAATACTCTTGGTCAACAAGAATCATATCGACTAGACCATATCGCCCACGTAGTTCTGGGTGAACGCAAACTGTCTTATGAAGAACATGGTTCTCTTCACACACTGTACAAGGAAGACCACCAGAAGTTCATTGACTATAACATTCGTGATGTTGAACTGGTTGACCTACTGGAAGAGAAACTCGGACTGATTACTCTTGCGATGACTATGGCGTATCGTGGTGGTGTGAACTATGAAGAAGTGTTTGGTACGACTACTATCTGGGATACCATCATCTATCGTATTCTAAACCTCCAGAAGATTGCAGTACCATCCAAGACCGAGAAACCTAAAGGCGACTTTGCGGGTGGTTACGTAAAAGAACCCCAAGTCGGTTCCCATGACTGGGTAACATCCTTTGACTTGAACTCCCTGTATCCTATGATTATTGTTCAGTACAATATGTCACCTGAGACAGTAGTCGATGGTCTGGTAGATACTGATGTGGAACGGATGCTTGCGGGTGTGACCAATACCGCTGGTAATTACTCGGTTGCACCATCTGGTGTTCGATTTACCAAAGAGAAAGAGGGTATCATTCCAGAGGTTATTCGTAAGTACTATGCGGAACGTAAGATGATAAAACGTGAGATGTTGGATGCACAACAAGAGTTTGAACAGACTCCGACCAAGGCACTGTCCAACAAGATTGCGACCCTAGACAACCAACAGATGTCGATCAAGATTCTTATGAACAGTCTCTATGGTGCATTGGGTAATCGATGGTTCCGATACTTCGATCAACGAGTGGCAGAGTCTATCACTCTGGCGGGTCAGTTGTCTATCAAGTGGGCAGAACGTGCGGTTAACCAAGAGATGAACAAACTTCTCAATACTGACGAGGACTATGTGATTGCGATTGATACTGACTCGGTCTATATGCGTATGGGTAAGTTGGTTGATCAGTTCAAACCCAAAGACCCTGTTAAGTTCCTTGACAAGATTTGTTCTGAACACTTCGAACCTGTACTGACCAATGCATATAAAGACCTTGCAGACTATACCAATGCATATGTGAATCGTATGGAGATGGGTCGTGAGGTGATTGCAGATCGTGGTATCTGGGTTGCCAAGAAACGTTACATTCTAAACGTACATAACAACGAGGGTGTCCAGTACGCAGAACCCAAACTCAAGATGATGGGTATCGAGGCGGTTAAGTCTAGTACTCCACAGGTTGTGCGTAAGAAGTTCAAAGAAATCTTTGGTGTTATCATCAATGGAACCGAGGATGAGACTCAAGGGTATATTCGTGACTTCCGCAATGAGTTTACCAGTCTGCCCGCAGAGGATGTATCATTCCCTCGTGGGGTGAGTGACATCAAGAAGTGGGGTGACCGCAAGACCATCTACAAGAAGGCGTGTCCTATTCATGTTCGGGGTGCGTTACTGTACAACAAATACACCAAGGGTATGCGACACGAGTCAATCAAGAATGGTGAGAAGATCAAGTTTGTCTATCTCAAGACACCTAATCCTATCAAGGAGAATGTGATCTCATATCCACAGAACTTGCCTCGTGAGTTGCAACTGGAGAAGTATGTAGATTATGACAAGATGTTCTTTAAGACATTCCTTAGCCCACTAGAACCCATACTGGATGCGGTGGGGTGGACTGCGGAACCAACTTCGTCATTAGATGATTTTTTCTCTTGACTTTAGTTGATGACTGTGGTATTATAACACCATGAGATATTCACTTACAATATTCAAAAACACGTTTGACAACCAGACCCATCGGGGAATGGAGGTTGAATCGTGGGAGAAGTTTGAAGAACTATTATATCATATGTTTGATAAGGAGGGTAGAAAAGGTGGTCGAGATTCTTCTGTGCTTATTAGTCCTGCTCGTTATTTTCCCGATACTACGAGGTCTAATAAGAATGTTGATTTATGGGGCGGTTGGGCTGCTCTTGATGTGGATGATTATGTACTACGTCCTGATTCCAACCTCAATCCTAGTGACAGCTTAAAGGAACAACTTGCGGAGAAGTATGGTCGATTTCATTATGTATGTTATAATACTGCATCATCGACCCATGAGAAACCCAAGTTCAGACTGGTCTTTCCCCTGACCCGACAGGTAAAGAGTAAAGACCTTCCGCACTTCTGGTTCTCTATGAACAAACAGTTTGATGGACTGGGTGACAAACAGACCAAGGATATTTCGAGAATGTACTACGTTCCCGCACAATATCCTGATGCATATAGTTTCGTCTTTGTCAACAAGGGTGTACATCTTGACCCTGATATGTTGATGAACAAACATTCATATGTCGAACCTACTGGTAAAACATTTATAGAGAGGTTACCGCCTGAGATGCAACAAGCCGTAATACAGTATCGCAAAGATGCGCTGGAGATGACCGATGTGTCTTGGACATCCTATCGTGATTGTCCATTCTTCCCTAAACGAATGGCGGTGGAATATCAGACTATCAGTGAGACTGGTTGGTACAGTAAGATGTATTCCATAATGATTGCGACTGCGGGTAATGCGTACAAGAGAGGTTATCCTATCTCTGCCATTCAGATTGCACAGATGTGTTCGGAGTTGGATATTGAGACTGGTAACTGGTACAAGAATCGTCCCTTGGATAAGGAAGCAGACCGTGCATTAGAGTATATCTATCGCAATGGTTAATCAAAGTCTATATAATACAGGACTAATTACGGAGTAAGTATGAAAATATTGATAACTGGTGCCGCAGGGTTTATTGGTAGTCACGTTGCGGACAATTTGTTGGAGGATGGTTTTGATGTTGTTGGTGTTGACAACTACAATAACTATTATGACCCAACAATAAAACATGATAGAGTTGAATACTTTGGTCATAGGGTTATTCCTTGTGATCTAAAAGACTTTGATGACTTGGATGAGGTGTTTAACAAGGAATTACCTGATATCGTCATCCACCTTGCTGCACGTGCGGGTGTGCGTGATTCGGTTGGTAATGAACAACTGTATCACCAAGACAATATTATTGCAACACAGAATCTTATTCAAGTATGTAAGATGTATAAGGTTGCAAAGGTTGTCTATGCATCTACCAGTTCGGTCTATGGTGGTACACCTATCCCCAAGACTGGTTGGACAGAAGATGAGGTTACTGGTCACCAGTTGAACCCATATGCATATACCAAGTACTGTAACGAATGTCAGTTCAAAATCTCTGGTCTAAACAATGTGGGACTGAGATTCTTTACTGTCTATGGGCCATGGGGAAGACCTGACATGGCACTATATCAATTCACCGATAAACTAAAACGTGGCGCTCCAATCGAGGCGTTTAACTATGGTAATATGAAACGAGACTTTACCTATATCGGTGATATTGTGGAAGGTATCAAACTCGCACTGTTCTCTGATATTGAACCAAATGAGATATTCAATATCGGTAGAGGTAAACAGGTAGAGTTGATGCACTTTATCGATTGTATAAGTAGTGAACTAAATGTGGAACCACAGATACTTCTTGCACCTAGACATCCAGCGGATACTCTAGAGACTTGGAGTGACACATCTAAGTTGAAAAAGTTGGGTTATGAACCCATAGTTAATATCGAACAGGGGGTATCTGCCTTTGTGAGATGGTTCAAAGAATATTACGGAGTAAAATGATGAGTGATGTAGAAGAAGTTGGGGGAGAATTGGAACAACCAAGAGCTCCAGAAAAGATGCGAATTGGTATTGTGGGACATGGATTTGTTGGGGGTGCGGTAGACTATGCGTTTACTCATCCAGACATTGAGAAGTTTTATGTAGACCCCAAACATGGTACTACTATTGATGAACTGGTGGAGTGGCAACCTCATGTGTCGTTTATTTGTGCCCCAACACCTATGTCTGATGAGGGGTTTGTTGATGCTTCCATCGTAGAAGATGCAGTTCTGAAACTGTTGGAACATACCAAAGGTGGTGTTGTTGTCAAATCAACAATTACACCAGATGTTGTTGATCGTTTATTCTCTTCTGTGTTTGAAGAAGATGTTAAACGTTTGACTATCAATCCTGAGTTCCTGACCGAGTCGAATGCGAAAGAACAGTTTGTGAATGCACCTTATCATGTAATTGGTGGTCATCCTGATTCGTGTCGTGGTCTTGCCGAACTTTATGACATATACAGTCTATGTGTCGCAGATGACTTCTTGTTCTGTAGTGGGACAGAGGCCGCATTTATCAAGTATGGTGTGAACTCATATCTTGCAACTAAGGTGACCTTCTTTAATCAGTTATATGATGCGGTTGACAAGTTTGGTTGTAACTTCCCTACGGTTGCAAATGCAATTGGTAGAGATAAGAGAATCGGTGTAGGTCATACACGAGTGCCTGGCTATGATGGTAAACGTGGATTTGGTGGTGCGTGTTTCCCTAAAGACACAAAAGCATTTACTTTGTTTGATACAGACTTGACTTTAATTGAGAAGTGTGTTAATATAAACAATGATTACAGAAAACAATATGAACTAGATGAACGTGAGGAATCAAATAATGTCAAGTATAATGGACAAACTGAAGAAGAACAGCAAGATCAAGACAACGGAAGTGTTGTCGGAGAGTAAGTTCTTCACAGAGAAAGATATGGTGCCGACCGATGTTCCAATGGTGAACGTTGCGTTAGCAGGAAGTATTGACGGTGGTGTCACGCCAGGATTAACAGTCCTTGCTGGCCCTTCAAAGCACTTCAAGACCTCGTTCGCACTGCTTATGGCGGGTGCGTACCTGAAGTCGAAGAAGGACGCTGTACTGCTCTTTTATGATAGTGAGTTTGGTAGTCCCCAATCTTACTTTGAGCAGTTCGGGGTAGATACCGCTCGGGTGTTACACACACCCATCGCCAATGTCGAGGAACTCAAATTTGACTTAATCGGTCAACTTGAGAATATCGACAGGAATGATGACGTTATCATCGTCATTGATTCTATTGGTAATCTTGCATCTAAGAAGGAACTAGAAGATGCGATTAACGAGAAGTCGGTGGCAGATATGTCCCGAGCTAAAGCGCTTAAAGGGTTGTTCAGAATGTGTACTCCGTATCTGACTATGAAGAACATCCCTATGCTTGCCGTCAACCACACATATAAAGAGATTGGTCTCTTCCCTAAAGACATCGTAGGTGGAGGTACTGGTATTTACTACAGTGCTGACAACATCTGGATTCTGGGAAGACAACAGGATAAAGTCGGAACTGAAATCAAGGGTTATCGTTTTATTATCAATGTGGATAAGTCAAGATATGTTAAAGAAAAATCTAAAATCCCTATCACGGTTACTTGGGAAGGTGGTATTGCCCCTTATAGCGGTCTGTTGGACGTTGCTCTCGCTGGTGGTTATGTCGCTAAGCCTTCTAACGGTTGGTACTGTCGTGTTGATAGGAATACAGGCGAACTTGTTATGCCAAAAGTTCGAGAAAAGGACACGATGCAAAAAGAGTTCTGGGAACCAGTCTTCGCAGAAACAGACTTCAAAGAGTTCATCAAGTCCCAGTATTCTATCGGGTTGGCACAGAAAGTAGACATGGATGAAATCGCCAATGCAGAATGAGGTTGAATCACAATTAAGTGAAGATGTTCATTTCAAGATCATCCCATCCGAAGAAGGTCATGGATGGGATGTTCGCATCCTCGAAGAGTTTCCCGAAACGGTAATCAGATTTGGTGCAATTGAGTTTGTGGGAGTTGAGGGAGAGGGTGACCAAGATGGTCAAATCTCTTTCAACTTCGATATTATTTCTACTCCTGATGACGATTTATCAAAAGAAGACTTGCCATTTCAAGACTTTGTTGGTAGAATACTACACACAGTAATAGAAATGTCAATCGCAGATGGGACGATGGTCGCACAAGATCAGAAGTCTGGTGACATTCTTGCCACAGATGAAATATATGATGAAATTGAGGAGTTAGAAGAAGATGAATATCAATCTGGAACAGACGATACTGAGGAACCTACTGACCAATGATGAGTATATGCGGAAGGTCGGTGCGTTTCTGTCACCAGATTACTTCCAAGGTGCTTACAAGGGTCTATTCAAAGAAGTAACAAAGTTCGTTGCAAAATACAATAAACTGCCCTCCCTCGAAGCATTCAAGATCGAGATGGATGAACACAACACTATGGGAGATGACGATTACCGCATGGGTGTCGAACTTCTTCCAGACCTGTTTAGTCCCGAACCAGAAAACCTTGAGTGGTTAATTGAACGTACCGAGAAGTGGTGTCAAGACCGTGCGGTATTCAATGCAGTGATGGAGTCTATCTCTATCATTGATGGTAAACACGCAACCATGCAGAAGAACGCAATCCCTGATGTCCTATCTAAGGCATTGGGTGTTTCGTTCGATACTAACATTGGTCATGATTATCTAGAGAATGTAGATGGTCGTTATGACTTCTATCACGAACAAGAGGAGAGAATACCCTTTGATTTGGACTACTTTAATCAAATTACGAAAGGCGGTCTTCCAAACAAGACACTCAATATTGCGCTTGCTGGTACTGGTGTCGGTAAGTCTTTGTTTATGTGCCATGTCGCTGCCAGTGCATTAAGTCAAGGACGTAATGCGTTATACATCACTATGGAGATGGCAGAGGAACGTATCGCAGAACGTATTGATGCGAACCTACTGAATGTTCCGATTGATCAGTTGGAGAATCTATCTAAGGATATGTTCACCGACAAGGTTCAACAGATTGCTGCGAAGACCCAAGGTAAACTGATCATCAAAGAGTATCCGACTGGACAGGCAAACACCGCACATTTTCGTGCATTGTTGAATGAACTGAAACTCAAGAAGAACTTTGTACCTGAGATTATCTTCATTGATTATCTGAATATCTGTGCCTCGTCTCGTATGAAAGGTATGGGTGGTGCAATCAACTCTTATTCTTACATCAAGAGTATTGCGGAAGAACTTCGTGGTCTTGCGGTTGAGTTCAATGTACCTATCATGTCTGCAACCCAGACTACTCGTGGTGGTTATGGTAATGATGATGTTGGTCTGGAAGATACTTCTGAGTCGTTTGGTCTACCCGCTACTGCTGACCTTATGTTCGCATTGATCAGTAATGATGAACTAAATAACCTTGGTAAGATCATGGTTAAACAGTTGAAGAATCGTTACAATGACCCGACTAGTAACCAAAGGTTCACTGTTAAGGTTGACCGCAGTAAGATGCGACTGACCGATGATGATGACGAGGAAATGATTCCTAGTGCTGACCCTGATAAGGGATGGGATGACAAACCAGTCTTTGACAACAGTTCTGCTGGTCAGAGAATGAAATCAGAAAAGTTTAGTAACTTCAAACTATAGGAAGGACACATGGAATTACACTGGGGATGGCCTGTAACCACCACCATATTGATGTTTGTAACTTATTGGGTCGGTAGGGTGATGTCCTTCGCAGATGGTTTTGACGAAGGTCGGTCAGAAGGAATCGAGGTCGGAAGTAAAACTACCGCTAGGGTAGTAATGAAATATTTGCGAGATGAACATAACGCAGAGATTACCAATCAAGAAATTGAGTCGATAATTGATGGTATACAAATAACTACATATGATACTGATGAGGAATATGAAAATGAGTAGTGCAAAACTAGTCGCATTAAGTAAACCCAGCACGACAACGGATTGTCATACTGCCGGTGAACTGATTGCGTACACAGCTAGGGTGAGTAATCCCGCAAACCAGAACAACACCAAGACCGCATCCAAACTCTTGGGTTATCTAATTAAGGAAGACCACTGGTCACCATTTGAGATGGTGCATATGACAATGGAGATCAAGACTACTCGTGATATCGCACGACAGATTCTCCGTCATCGTTCGTTTTCATTCCAAGAGTTCTCTCAAAGATATGCGGTGAGTGAGAACATTGGTGTGGTACGTGAGACCCGAACCCAAGATGAGAAGAATCGTCAGAACTCTGTTGTCTCTGATGACCAGAAACTCAAAGATGAGTGGTTCCGATCTCAAGCAAGGGTTCGTAACTATGCGAAGAAAGAGTACGAAAGTGCGTTGAAGATGGGTATCGCAAAGGAACAAGCACGTGCATTGTTGCCCGAAGGTCTGACCGAGACAACCTTGTATATGGCAGGTTCTCTTCGTTCTTGGATTCACTACTGTCAGTTGCGTATGGGTAATGGTACTCAGAAGGAACATATGGAGGTTGCGGATGATTGTTGGGAAATTATCAAACAACACTTCCCTGATGTGGTTGCGGCACTAGAGAATGACTGAGATAGTAATAAGAAACAAGGAACTATTGAAGACTCTTGATGAGACTATTGATATGTTCCTTCCGCACCGTGAACTCATGGAAGAGTTGTCTAACCAGACATATCATAATCCAGAAGAGCGTGTTCCTGTTGGTGAAGGTGAGATATATTGCAAACCCGAATATCTTCATAAGATGTTTGACAGTGATAAAGAACATAAAGGATTTCCCGAACAGGGGTATGGTTTCCAAGTTGCATATGGTAGAGATAAAAGACCAGATGTTTTTGCACCACTAAAACACTGGACTAAGACTGAACTACCGATGAGGTTTGGTGCAAGGTCAAACTCTCTTACATCCTACTATCCGCCTGGCGGTTTCGTGGGATGGCATACCAACTGGAATGCACATGGTTACCAGATCATTCTCACATGGAGTGAAGATGGTGATGGTTACTTCACTTATTATGATAAAGAGAAAGATGAGTTTATCAAACATCCCGATAAGAAAGGATGGCAGGCCAGATGGTATCGGTTTGGTCGTGATGACGAACCCGAACATCATTGTTGGCACGCTGCGTGGACTAACTGCCCTCGTTTCACTCTTGCGTTTAAGTTTCCTTACCATATTGGGGGTAATAATATGGAAGAACAGGCACTTGGTGCGATAGAGGATTTCATATCAGAGTTAGAAACGCCTTGACTTTTGTTGTCATAGGTGGTATTATTAGGTTATTAATTGAATGGAGTTAAATGTGAAAGGTTCGACAAACAATAGTATTGAATACAAATATGATGAAGACAAGGCAATCCGAGAGTTGATGGATTACATTGACGGAACATATGGAGAACACTACTCAAAGAATAAGTTTCAGGCGACTGAGTTTATCATTGATGGTGGTCATGGTGATGGTTTCTGTATCGGTAACATAATGAAGTATGCACAACGATATGGTAATAAGAACGGTTATAATCGTGCTGACTTGATGAAGGTATTACATTATGCAATCATCCAACTACACGTACATGACCATTACGAGAGGTAGTTATGGAAACATTTTTCGGAATCGTTATAATAGTCGTAAGTCTAGTCTGGGTACTAATCTCGTTCCATATGATAGAAGAGAGGAAGAGAGGTGAATTTCTACCCCTTCCTTGGGAAAAGGGTGGATGGTTACGTAATGGTGAAAATCGGAAGATATTCAATAAGTCGGATATTAAATACCGTGATGGGGATAACACTTAAAAAAACCCTTGCCAAAACGTATTCGGTGTGGTATAATACTTGTATTGAGAATGAGGAATGATTATGAATATTATTGAATACTACACCGATGTTGACCCCAACCAGACTTCTCGTCAAGGCATTGTCAACACAACCTATGACAAGTTAGTGTCTATTCTGGGTGAACCCACCTATGTTGATATTGGTCGTGACGAGAAAGTCAACTGCGAGTGGTCTGCTAAGGTTACCTATCAAGACCCACTGTCTGATGACCCCGCTGATACTAAGACCGAGATTGTCACCATTTATAACTGGTGTACTGGTAGTATCCCCTACACACTTTATCCGTGGCACATTGGTGGTCACAACTTGCGTGCCGAAGAACTTGTTCACGCAATCATCCGTAATGAAATTAAACCTGTGGAGTAAATTATGCCGACTGATGAACAATTTGCAAGAGTGCAAAAACTAATCTGGGGATTGTATATCCTCATTCCTTCAACCTTTTTGTTTGAGAATTTATTATGAGTAGAATGGGACAGTTTGTTTTTGAGTGTCAAGAGATTGCTGAGAGTAACTACAACGAATCTCGTGATGTAGTGATTGCGGAAGTAGAGAGGGCGTTCTTTCGTGATAAAACCTTACTCCCGATGGCGATGAGTGCTGCGCTTGACCACTGGGAAGAAATTCAAAGGGACTTGCAGAGTACCTATTAATTATAAATAAAGTCTTTAAGGAGTGTGTCATGCAAAAGGCAAAGAGAATAAAGTCTCGTCATGCACGAGTACTGTTTGATAAGGACAGTCCCTATCGACAGAAAGTCGTTCCCGACAAGACAAAATACAATCGTAAGAAGAATCCTCGCAAAGTCGGGGATTTTTTTTTGTCTAAAATAAATCCACTTATAAAGGATAACTCGTATAAATAAAACTGTATGGATATATTTACTCTAATCAAAGAATTGGGGTTTCCCATAGCATCCGCCTTAATAGGCGGTTTCTTTATGTTTCTGACACTCAAGTATATAATGAATGGCGTTATCGGTCAAGTGAAGTCATTACGTGGGATTGTGGGAAGTCTCGATAATCGTGTTAAGACTATGAACCATGATATGGTTCGTATGGACACTACTATGTGTGTTGTTCTGGGAATAAGACCAGACCTTAACCGCATTAGTAGAGCAGATGGAAAAACTGATGCGAGGAGAGATTAATGGTTGACCCATTTACCGCAGTAGCAACTGCTACCGCTGCTTTCAACGGTATTAAGAAGATGGTTGAGGCGGGACAGAACATAGAGTCCACCTTTGGTCAGATTGGTAAGTGGTATGGTGCGGTTTCTGATTTCAACGAAGCAAAGAGACAAGCAGAGAATCCACCACTATTTAAGAAGTTGGTAAACAAGGTTTCTGTTGAAGAAGAGGCGATGAACGTCTATATTCAAGAGAAAAAAATTAAAGAACAAGAAAGTCAGTTGCGTGAGTTACTGCTTTATATGTACGGCCCTGATGCATATAGAGAGTTAACCGAACTTCGCAGAGTTATAAGAGAAAAAAGGGAGAAGGATGTCTACGCACAATCAAGAAGACAGAAAGCGTTCATGTGGAATGCTCTTGGTTGGTCATCAGTAGGTGTTCTTGGTTATCTAATATATCTGGTTGTTCTTGTTATCATAACAAACAGTCAGTGATATGGAAACAGAATTAGTTACGCATATAAAGGACTTCGGGTTCCCGATAGTTGCCGCTGTGGGTATGCTCTACATGATCTATTTCGTGTGGAAGACCATCACAGAAGAAGTGGAAAAAAATCTGGAAGAAACTACAACTACTCTAATCGGTTTGATAGATCGTATTAGAATGCTTGATAATGATATTATCCGATTGCAACAGAAGTTGGACACAGTAATCGAAATGAGGAATCAACAGAATGAAAAAGAAGACGAAAATTAGTCTAGGAGTCTGTGTACTGATTATCGGTATTTTATCGGTCACATCGACAGACGCTTCTCCGATTGAACACAAGTTCAAGTCTCCATCGTTTAGTGGCATCAACCAATCCAGTCACTACCTTACGATTGAGAATCAAGAGACTTCTCGGAAAGACGCAATCAAACAAGAATTGAAAGACCTTCAAGAACAGTTGGAGAGAGATGCCGAGAACACGACTCTCGCAAAGTTTATTAGAAATGTGGAAAGTAGAATCTACTCTACATTGTCGAGACAGATTGTTGACGGTATGTTTGGGGAGAATCCTTCTACGAGTGGTGAGTTCAACATAGAAGGAACAGGTATATCATATGTCACCGATGGTGATGTAGTGATATTAACAGTTACAGACGAGGATGGCAGTGTTACGACTATTACTATTCCCCTTGGTGATTTTGGTATCTAGTTGTGCTTCTATTGGTGGTAGTCAATTTGAAATACCGACAAGAGAGGGTGCAACAGTTCAGTTAACTTTACTACAAGAAGAACTGATCAGTGTGGGTCAACCTAAAAGAAAACCTACAGTTGCAATATACCAATTTACAGACCAGACAGGGCAGAAGAGACAGAACAGTAGTGGCGGGACTAGTTTTAGTTCTGCGGTTACTCAGGCACCAGACGTATATCTGATACGTGCGTTGACTCGTGCCGGTGACGGAGAATTCTTTAGGGTAGTAGACCGTCAAATAATTGACCATGTGACGAGAGAACGACAGTTAATTCGTCAAACACGTCAATCTTACGAGGGAAATGACTCTCAGAAGCTGCCAGCGTTAAGTTTTGCTGGTATGATAATTGCAGGAGGTATAGTAGGATACGATACTTCTATTGACACAGGGGGTGCAGGCGCCAGATATCTTGGTATAGGTACTTCTCGTCAATTTAGCATAGACACGGTGACAGTCAATTTACGACTGGTGTCAGTTGCAACAGGTGAAGTTTTACTTGATGTCATCTCAAGTAAAACCATACTCTCTACTGGAATCAGTGCAGATGTATTTAGATTTATAGAACAGGGTACAGAACTGGTTGAGGTTGAATCGGGTGTTACTCAAAACGAATCGGTCTCGATTGCGACACAACGTGCGATAGAGACTGGAGTCCTCGAACTCATTAGACTAGGAGAGTCGAAGGGGTTCTGGGAATTAATGGAGAAAGAAGAGAATGAACGTTAAACAAATAGGTTTTGTGATGATGTTCTTGATAGGCACCGCATACGCTGATAACCAAATCTACATCGACCAAGTTGGTGCAGCTGCGGATATCGAAGTTATACAGGACGGTTCAGGAAACAAAGTTGGTGGGTCTGTTACAGATGATACTAAAATGTTACTGAGTGGTGATAACATGGATTTCAATGTCAACCTCTCTGGTGGTAGTAATAACGTGATAGGTAGTGTTATTGGTACATCCACGGTAGATATTGATGTCGATGGTTCTACAAATAACATAGGTTTCGATGTCGATAAGGATAATGTGTATGGCGCTACAGATGGGAACTACGTAATTAATGTTACTGGTGGTAATAATGATTTAGACATAGATGTTGCTTCACTAGATACTGCAAATGATGTAGACTTTGATTTTGTATTAACTGGTGATTTCAACGAAGCTGATGTCAATATCGATGCATCAAGTTTGACTTTTGACTTGGACGTGGCGGGAGATAACAACAGTTTACTATACAATGCAAGTGGATATGATGGTCACGAATTCATATTGACTGGTACTGGTAGTTACTGGGATGTTTTTGTAAATCAAGAGTCTACATTGCAATCCGATACATTGGAGATAGACTATGATGGTTCGGGGACTAGTGACACATCCTCTACATTATGTATTACTCAGTCTGATTCTGGTACTGCCACAGGTTGCTCACCCTAATACAGATGTGGGTTCCGTAGATCGTGCAGTTGGATGGAGACAGATACTTAGAGACACAACTAAGATTGAACCCTTAACGGGGCAGGACGTAATCTCGAAGGATGATCTTCGCACAGGCGAGGGTCGCCTTCAGGTTCGTTTTGTAGATGACAGTAAATTACGAATGACCGAACACACCCGCATTGTTATTGACAATGTGGTCTTTGATGAAGACCCAAGTAAGTCAGACTTGGCGATGACTTTCGCCCAAGGAACTGCCAGATTTATCTCTGGACAACTGGGTAAGGTTGACAAGGAGAACATCAGACTCAAGACACCCACCGCATCTATCGGTATTCGGGGAACAGACTTCACGGTCACAGTTGATGAGTTCGGACAAACCCTCGTGGTACTCTTGCCCGATGTGGACGGAATATCATCTGGTGAAATTATTGTTTCGACAATGACAGGTGAAGTAGTACTCAACAAACCATTCGAAGCAACAAGAACAACTGTACAAGAAACCCCGCCTAGCGCACCCGCAATCCTAGACTTGACTCTGGATATGTTGGATAATATCATGATTATCAATCCTCCCAAGAAGAAACAAACCGAAGAAGAATTTCTCATGGATGTGAATGCATCCAAGAACATCAACCCCCTTGACCTAGACTTTCTAGACCAAGACCTGTTAAACGAAGAAGAACTGGAACGAGACTACCTTGAGTTTGGTGAACTTGATATTGACTACTTAGATGTAGAACTACTGGAGAACCTACTGGATACTTTCGATTCTTTGGGTGAAGAACTGTTGGAAGAGAGTTCGAGTACTGGTGAACTTAACCTTGAGGGAACCGAAGAGGGATACGATACTATTACCCAAGTCGCAACTATTATTGAGGGCGATAGGGTGTCGGTCAATAGGGAAGTAAACGATACAGTCCATATATCGGTTGACAAGAGTTCGTACACAACGATCAATATAGAACAAGATGGAAAAGAACTAGACCCCATAAAAATTAATGGACTTGGTACAACGATAAATATAGTACAATGAAAACATGGCACGTACTTATTACACTCGGTCTTCTGGTTGGTCTAAGGTTACTTGACCCATTCCTACTAGAAAGCACACGACTCTCATACTTTGATTCGCTACAGAGATCACAAGACGTTACGTCAAGTGAACAGATTGTACTGGTGGATATAGACGAGAAGACCCTAGACAAATTCGGACAATACCCGATTCCTAGAGAGGTCATGGCAGATGAGATAGACAAGATTGAGAGTAGTATCATTGCGTTCAATATCTTGTTCTCAGAACCAGACAGATTTGGGGGTGATGAACACTTTGCGGACATCCTATCATGGAAACAAGCAGTAGTTGCCATTGCACCATCCAACAGAACCAACACAGACTACAGACCACCTCGTATCGGTACTGCGACATTCGGTGACAGGGATGCCGAGGACTTCCGACCAGAACTGGGTGGTATGTTGTTTGCCCAACCAATAATACATGACAATGCATTTGGATATGGTACAATATCATCCGCACAGGATGTTGATGGTATCATTCGTAGACAACCACTATTAGAACACTTTGATGGCAGACTCTATCCCGCATTTGCGTTAGATGTACTACGAGTTGCCGCAGGGGATTCATCTTACCAGATATCCACGGATGACTATGGTATTCAGTTCGTTCGTATCCCCAAGTTCAAACCAGTAACCACAGATGCGACTGGTAATGTCACTATCGCATACTGGAATGAGTTCAAGAGGTACTCGTTCACGGAACTGGACACTATACCAGAAGGTTCGATAATCATCGTAGGT